ATATAAATATGAGATTGTTTTAGAAGGGAAATTTATTTCTATTACCGCTAAAGGAATTATGAATTCAATAAATAAAGGATTTACAGGTACAAAGAAAATCTGTTTAGATAATGTAACAGGAGTACAATATAAAAAACCTGGTTTAACTACTGGATATCTACAAATAATATTAATGGGTAGCCAAGAGGCTAAAGGCGGAGTTTTTAATGCGGTACAAGATGAAAATACTATTTCTTTCGCTAAAAAAGATAATGAACAAATATTAGAAATTAAAGGATATATAGAGAACTATATAGAAAATAAAAATAACTATAGAAGTCAAAACACATCAAGTGATGCAGATGAATTAATGAAATTCAAAAAACTTCTAGATATGGGTGCTATAACTGAAGAAGAATATGAAAATAAAAAAGAACAAATATTAAAATTATAGATAAACATCAGGGCAGTTTTACCAGCTGCTCTTTTTTTAAGGAGGAAATAAGATGTATGCAATGTATTTGAGAAAATCAAGGGCTGATGATAAGGATATTCCATTAGAAAAGGTCCTAAAAAATCATTACAATATGCTAACGGAATTAGCTGACAAGTTAAAAATACAGATAGAAGAAGAAAATGTATTTCGAGAAATAGAAACTGGAGATAGTATTTCTATCCGTCCAAAGATGCAAGACCTACTAGAAAAAGTGTCCGAGGGATTATATGAAGGTGTTTTTTGTACAGAATTATCAAGGTTATGTAGAGGTAGCAAGATAGATCAGGAAATTGTATCTAGTACCTTTACTGCTGCGGAATGTAAAATAATTACACCTTCCAAGACTTATGACCTTGCAAATAATGAGTTCGATGAAGAAATGGTCGACTTCGGACTGTTCATGTCTAGAAGGGAATATAAAACTATCACGAAACGTATGCAACGAGGTCGTGAGCAATCCGTAAAACAAGGTAAATACATAGGTTCTATTCTTCCTTATGGCTATAACAAGGAGAAATTAGAGGGAGAAAATGGCTTTAGGTTAGTTATAAACGAAGAAGAAGCACATATAGTCAGATTAATATTTAAGTGGTTTTTAGAAGATAATGCTGGAGCTAGTATAATAGCGAAAAGGCTTAATCAAGGAGGCTATCCTACTAGAAGTGGTCGTGTATGGAGCTATAGTTCAGTAAAAAATATATTAACAAGCAATGTAGTAGCTGGATATCTTAAACATGGAGAAAGAAAATATAAGAAATATATAGATACAAAAGGCAATGTAAAAAAATCTAGACCAGTAAATGCTGCTGTTGAATATTATAAAGGATTGCATGAGGCTATTATACCTTTGCACGAATTTGAAAAGGTACAAGATATATTAAATTCTAGAAAACAACATAAGTCTAACTTTGATTTGCCACTTAGCAATCCACTTGCTGGACTAATAAAATGTAGTGAATGTAATAGAATTATGGTAAAAAGGAGATGCGCTCAAGGTGATTTCTTATATTGTTCTACTACTGGATGTAAAAATATAGGCTCTTATCTAAATAGAGTTGAAGAACATATTTTACAGGCGTTATCAAATACATTATCTGATTATGAATATTATGTAGATAATTATGAGCAAGAAATGATAAAAGAAAAAAGAAATGTAGACAATGATCTAAAAAGAATTGAAAAAGAAATTGAGAAACTAAATAAGCAATTTGAAAAATGCTGTACATTCTTAGAACAAGATGTATATACTATAGAAATATTCAAGGATAGGACCAGTAAAATAAAAGATAAAATCAAAATACTAGAAGAAAATAAAAAAGTATTAGAAAAAGAATTTGGTAGCGATAAAGTTATAAAAATAAAAAAACTAATACCTGAGCTAGAAAATGTATTAAAAAATTATAATACTCTTAGTATAGAAGGGAAAAACGAATTGCTAAAAAGTATTATAAAAGAGGCTATATATTCTAAAAAGAAAAAGTGTAAAAAAGGCAGCAATGAGGATTACTTTGAGTTAGAAATAACACTAAATATATAATTATTATGTATAGCATCGATGTGCATATGAATTAGCTCGTTAATGCTATACATAAAATAAGCTAGAGAATATAATTTCCCTAGCCTTTTTTACGTGTTATTTCCTTACATCATTATTAATATAGCACTTGCTACTCCAATTCCTAAGTATGCAATACGCCCTGTAACTTCCAGCATTAATTTTTTCATAGTCATTACCTCCTTTGTTAGAGTATCGACTACATCTGGAATATTTATACATATTATCTAAATGTTATCGGTCGCTATCGGTCGCTATCGGTCGCGTCCGATAATTATTTTTCAAATACTTCTACATATTTTGGTGATGCTGTTATATAAACTCCTGATTTTAATTTATACATATCTGTTCCAGTTCTTTTAATTTTTTCTGTAATTGTATAAGCTCCACCAGCAGTAACTTTACCTATTACATTAGCAGCATCAAAATCTGGTTTGCTATGTATGTTTATATCCTTTAAAATTCTAACATACTTAGTTTTATTAGCTTCTTGCTTTTCTGCTATATAAGTTACTCCGAAATATTCACATACTGCCTTACAAACTGCTTCAGCACATTTTTCTTGATGTTTTTTATCAAGCATAAGTTTTGCTTCATTCCAATAATCCATAAAACCATACTCGATTAATATTGCTGGCATTGTTGTTTGTCTAAGTATAGCTAATGTAAATCCACTCATATCTACATCGCGCATTAAACCATAACTATATTCATAGTCTATGTCTTTTTTAAGATGCTTAACTGCTAATTTTCCTAATTTTATAGATTTTTCAGAACAATTTTTAGTTCTTAATACTAATAATCCTTTAACTCGAGTTTGCCATTTAGCACAGCTTCCTATTGCATTATAATGATTTGAAATTAATATATCTGCTTTAGCTTTATTAGCTTTACTTGCTCTAGTAGACAAGGCAATATCTGTTTTACCTGTCATATCTGCAGTAAACATTGTATCTATTCCACATCTTTTTAGTGCAGCAGCTAGATATTCACTTACACCTCTGTTCCATTCATTTTCTTTGATGATCTTTCCTTTTGCTCTTACTAATTCACCATCTATGTATAAATTTTTTGACATTGGAACTGATTGTTTACCTTCTGTATGCATACCATGTCCTGCATCTATAGCTACTAAATATTTTTTACTCATATTATCAAATCCTTTCTGAAAATAAAAGATGCTTAAAAAATCGACCTTCCTATCCACTTCCTAAGCACCTTACAGTCACCTTATAAAGTATTTATATCTATTTTTCTATCAAGTTCTTAAAAGCTTGATGTAAGCCTACAGAAGCAAGTCCTGAAAATAATCCACCAAGTATAACTTCTGGACTTACATATCCAGCTATCCATATGTTTAAAGCGCATCCTAAAAGTGCCATGATGCAAGGTATGTATTTATTATCTATAAAACTAAAACTTGTTTTTATAACATATCCTACACATACACAAATACCTACTACTACTAAAACTAAATAGCTACCTAATAAATTTAAATCAAACATAACTACCTCCTATTAATTAAATAAATTATTTTGTATTGCATAAAAGAAAAAACTAACCAATGCTGTTATAATTGCATAAGTTAGTTTATTTAAGTTGCTTGCTAATTTGTCTATGGTATTGCATAGATTTTCTATTTTTACTGCCATTTCAGACTGTGTATTTTCTAGTTTGTCTATTCTTTCAGAATGTCTTTGCAGCCTTTCATCGTGTCTCTTTAGTGTGTCTTTTAACCATTCATCATTCATGCAAAATTCCTTTCTTATATAAAAAAGGACTGTAGCGGTACAGTCCTTTTAAAAATAGATTTAGTTTTTTTAATTATATATTGTTTTTATTTTTTATTTTCTCACATTTTACATCTTTTTCACCCCCTTACAGTTATTATACTATAAAATGATTTAAATACCATTTTAACTCTCTACGATCTTATTTACTTGGTAAATAAGTTCACAATATTTTTAAATTGCGAACTAACTTGCACTTGCAGTTATGATTATGTCACCTGTTACAACTATAGTTATTTTACCATTATTATTATATACCTTACTTGTAACATCTACTCCACCCATAGTGACTCTAACACTATTATTATCTAAAGTATGACCTTCTTCTGCAGTAAGATTTATTGTTATATTAGTTCCTTCTGACATTCGTTTATAAGTTTTACTAGCAGTTACATTTGTAAGATTATAAGTAAATAAATAATTTTTTATATAAGGCACTAATTTTTCTATAAATGGTTTTAATGCACTTGCATATCTATTCCTACCATGTTCTCCTAAATGTATTTGGTCAACACCTAACCCCCCTGTACCTATAGGAGTAGTTGTTATATTTGCACTATGGAATAAATCTAAATAAGGAACGTGCATGGAAGAATGTTCACAACAAGATTTTATTAAATTAACTTTTTCTTCATTTCCTCCACTTACTCCTGGAGGTGGTAGAATTATTCCTAATCCACTGTGAGGGAAATTAGTTCTTATTTGTTGTACTGCCCATTTTATAACTGCACACATAGAACCACTATCGCTTGGGGTATCATCAACAGTTCCTAAATTTGCGTCATTATTAGTTCCCCAACCTAATAATATTACATCATAAGCTATTCCATCTGATATTAATTTATTAATCCTTGCTTTACAATCTCCTACCCCTGTACCAGTCCAATTTGAACCTGCATATCCTAAGTTATGCATATCCATATTAAGATATTTATTAGCTTGTGTGAAAAATCCATAATCATTTGAGCCACTACCACCAGCATATTGCATTAAGCTATCTCCGAAAGCCAATAAAGTTTTACCGGCTGTTGGAGATACATAAGGTAATAAAATATCCTTTATAGTTTCTCCAAAATAAGGGACTGATAATACATTTTTTATAAAGTATTCTTTGTAATCGTCTTTTAGTTCAAACCATTTTGTTGCAAATTCTTTGTATGTGTTTTGTTCACCTTTATATCTCGTAACCATTATTTTTTTATCTGTGAAATAAGAAAGTGGATATACTATTCTAGCATAATATACATTTTCTTGATTTATAGTCACCTCTGTTTGATTTAATGCTCCAGTTGAATTTGTTGCACCTCCAATTTTTGATAAGAAGTTTTTGTATTTGTCGTAAAAATAAATAAAATTAAATCCCTTGTTAGTATATAAAGTTTCACCATTATTAACCATGAAATAATTTGAATAATATAATTTCATTACTGAATTCTCACATTCCATATAATTATCACAATCTACTAAATTCAAGTCATCAGAAAAACAGAAATTTGTCATTGTAGGTGTTATTGTATTATTGTTTATATTGTTAGTTGTTACTTTATAATCTTTATTTAATGTATCTCTTAAACTTTCGCCTTCTGCTGTTAAATAAGTCTCCACTGTATCATATGGTACATAATCTCTTATTTTATCTTTGCAAAAGATTACTCTATCTTTATTTGCAGTAAGATACGAAAATCTTATATATTTTGCATTTTCAACCGTTAAGGTAGTATTTCTTATATTATCTCCGTTGTCATTATTTTTTACAAAAGTAAACTCTCCACCAATTACAAATTTCTTAGAATTATCATACAAACAATATTGAATGGAACGTGTATCAGCTCCTATTACATAATATAATGTATTTAATTCAATCTCTATGTAATCGCTTAAATCGTAATCTGCATTATCTCCGATATAATTAAATTTGTTAATTTTTTTACCACTTGTAGATGTGTTTATATTTAATAAATTTATTCTTTGTTGTCCTATTGCCGAAAGTTTTATATTACCTATACTTCCATCTTCTATTGTTAACGCACTTAAAGTACCATCATCAATTTTGCTTTGAATTATAGTTGTTAATTGTTCATCTGTAACAGTAGCAGTAGGAATTTCAACACTTGCTATTTGAGTACCATCATTCATAAGTTTAAGTGTTTGCCCACTCATACTCATTGTTATTTTGGATAAGTCCACATCACTTCCACCTATTTCAATACCAGTTCCCATAAGTGTTCCATCTTGTTTTTTGATATAAACTTTTCCATCTGTATGTTTTGTAAGAGATAAGTTCGCAATATCTTTAATTTGCGAACTATTTTTGAAAATACCTTCTTCTATTCTATTTAACTCTGCTGTTGTAATTTTTTCTTTTGGCACCCATGTTTTTTTAGCAAAAGTTCCGTCTGCATTTGTAGAAGCTACAGGCTCTGCATAAGTAACAATAGCATAATCCGTTAGAGCCTGGTCTACTTCATTTGTTGTGTTAGTTGCTACCAATTCGGAAATGGGAGTTGTGCATGGTCTTTCTAGTACATGGAATTGTCCTATTACTTTTGGAATTGTTACTGCCCCGTCAGTATCATCGAACAAATCAAATACCAAATCAAAATCTCCGACTTCTACTTCTTCATCGATTAGATCTTCTGTTACCTTTAAATGAATTAAACCATTTTCAACTGGAGCTATAGCATTTGCAACTTCAACCCCATTTGGTTTTATTACTGTAACTGCTGCATAAATCGCATTTGCATTTTCTATTAAATCTCCTTCTTTTTTAAAGGCAAAACGTGCACCTTTTATTGAAAAATAATAATGTATATTTCTATTACCTCTAAATAAAAAAATGTCTTTATTTAATTTTGCTCTATTTTCATTTACAGATACTTCGTAGTTGTATTTCAAATTAACACATCCCCTTCCTATTTACTATTTAGCTTATTTTCTAATTCTTCTACTTTTTCCATTGTCTTCTTTAGTGCTCCAATTAGCACATTTACTAACTGAGTTTCCTCTATAGCTAGTGTTGCTTGATTTTTATATGCTTCTTCTGCATTAGTAATTAGTTGTCCGACCTTATTATCTGTTCCATCAGAATTTACAAGCATATCCTGAGCTATAGCTGATAGTCTTTTTTCGCTTTCTCCTATATAATTATAAGTCGCTAATGAGTAATCATTTTTTATAAAATTATATAAATCATCATAATCAATAGAAGAATTTCCATCTAAATAATCTATATTTTCTTTTAATGTTCTATCTGAACTTGTTTTTACCCCATTAGTTGCATATACAACATTCCAAAATCCATTCGTAGAGCCTAATCTTATACCCCCACTCGTGCTTGTAGAATTATAACAAGGCATGAAATAGGTATATTCATTATTTGCATCTCTTGTCAATTTAACCATTCTTGTTGAGTTATCATTTGGTGGCGTATATCCTTGTATCCCAAAATAAAGACTGTTGTTACTTGTAATAAGTCCTGGCGATTGTAAATATTCTGTCGCAGTTACTTTGCCAGGAGTTAATTGAGCATAACTTCCATCATTAGATTCTCCATATACTTGGATTGTTTTAGAACTATAAACACTACCATCTGAATAAATTCTAAATAAATATCCATCAGTTGCACCTTCTTTAGGTGCAGTGAAAAATCTAGCGCCTTTTATAGTTTTACCTGTTAAATCATCGAAAGTTATATTAGATGCATTTAAACTATTGGTTTTTATATATTCTCCGTTTAAATAAACTTTTCCATTTTGTAAATATATACCTTGTACTTGTCCGTTGTTTGTAAGAGCATTAAATATTGCTTGTTGTGTGTTATCAACTTTATTATCTACAAGATTTGCCATACCTTCCCAGGAAGTATCTACATAAGGTGTGGTTTCTGTTGTTGTACCATCACTATAATAGATTATAGATTTAGTCCATATGTAATAGCCTCTTTCCCATTCTGGATAGTTTGTATACCAAGTTGTTGGAGGGTCTATTTTAGATGTACTTTTGCCATATCTGTTACTTACTCTAGTAATAGACACACCTTGGTCGCCTTTACCACCTGGAGTACCTTGCTCACCTTTTGGTCCTGTTATACAAACTGGTTCTGATTCGCTTGTTGTATTATTAGAATATGTAGTTACTGTTTTTTGCCATATATATTTCCCACTTACCCAAGTAGGTTTTGTTGTGGACCAACTACCTCCTAATAACTGAGTAGGTGAAGTAGAAATATAGTAAGATATAGATACTCTCTTCATTGTAATTCCTGTAACTTCTACTACATGAGAATTTACATAGTCATCTATAGTCTTACCTTCTAAGCTAAAGTCTGTTGCATTAATTGTTACATTCCCATTTGAATCTATATAGAAAGTAGTATTTCCTTTTGAATCTATTACTTTTAAATTTTTAGCATTAATATATTGACCGTTAAAATAAAGTTTTCCATCTTGCATATATAACCCTTGTATTGTTCCATTTTTAGTAAGAGCATTAAATACTGCTTCAGAATCTGAACTGCTTAATTTATCGTCAATATTACTATTTATTTCATCATTTATTAAATTGTTTATATTTCCTCTTTTTGTATAATAATTTTCAAAATAATTTTTCAAAGTATCTTGATGCACATTTGTTGTAATTTCAATGTCGTTTATTTTGCAATCTACAGTTAAGTAATTATATAAAGCATTATATGCAGTTTGAAAATCATTGTAAGCTATATTGTACTTTAAGGCATTTGCTGTGATTTCAGCATATTCTTCTACTATATCATCTAAAATTATTTGTAATTGCCTTTTTTCAGAAGGTATTAATGTACCATCTTCAAGTATTTTATCTATTCTTTCTTTCTGTTCAGTTATATCAGTAGTTACATCGTTAATATAAGAATTAATAGTTTTGCCTTCTAGACTAAATTCTGTTGCTCGAATATTTACATTACCTGCACTATCTATTGAAAAAGTAACGTTTCCGTTTCCATCTGTCACTGTTAATTGTCTTGCATCTATGAAAGTACCTTTAAGTTTCCCAGCATTGATTACATCAGCATTAAGTGATCCAATCAAAGCACTTTCTATCGCAGCTTCTTGAAAATATTCTGCAGCATCACTTATTTTGGTAGTTGTTGCACTAACTTCTTCTGAAAAATCCGTAGCATTTCCATAAGTATTAATCGCTCTTACTCTATAGTACCAAGTCTGTGAGCATTCTACCTCATGGAGAAAAGCACTTCCTTTCCCTTCATAAATCAAGTCAAATGCATTAGGGCTAAATCCTTGTTCTTGACTAGCATAAACTTGATAAGAATAATAAGGCTTATTATCAAAAGTCCAACTAAGAGAAACTGTCTTAAATCCGGCTCTATCTATAGTAACAATTGGTACTGCTGGTAATGTATTAGGATAATCTTTTTTATTTGTTTTATCTACAATGTCTTTTACTTCATCTTTTGTTACTGTGTCAGTATTATTTTTATTTATGATTGAGCCTAGTGTTGTCTTTGGATCACCTAATTCTATAGATATATATTTGTCTGCTAATACGTTATAAGTTGTTTTTATAACTCTAGCTTGGTCTCTTATTCCATATTTGCTGTTAGCTATATATACACTATCATCCATGCCTATATATTCTAGTTCAGCTAATCCATCTTCCTTGTATTCTTCCGTTTGGCTAAGCGGTTGAAATTCTATTTTATAAGTCATTTTAGGAAGGTCGCAGCTATTATCGTTGAAATATTTTTCAGCTAGATTTTTTAATTTTTCTTTTGTTGGAGCTTCATCTTCGTCAAATTTGTCTGAAAAATCCATCCATTGACTTTTTACTATATCACCTTCTACATATCTTGGCGATTTTACTCCTGTTTCATCAATATATAGAGTTTTTTCAACTTCATCTTCTGTATAAGTAGCATAAGGTTTTATAATATTGATTATTTCTGAATAATCTTCTTCTAACGTAAAGCCTGTGATGTTCTTCTTATAAGCTATAAGAGTGTTATCATCCTTACCTCTTCTAGTAAGTACGGATATTGTAAAGTTATCTCTAAGAAGCTTAGGACCATTACCGAATGTATCTATAAGAGAACCTCTTGTCCCAGCTATAGCACTCAAACAATCTGTTTTTCTATCCATGCTGTAGTTACCAAGCATCTCTATATTACTTTCAATAGAAAATCTACTGTCAGCATCAGATTTTTGAAGCATATGTTTACCAGCATTTTCACACTTTATATTTTCTTCAGCTACATCCTCATTTAAAGAGTTTTTAGCTAAATCAAATGAAATATGTTTTGCATATACAGTCACTTGGCCATTTAGAGGTTTTGATATTGTATCTATTCTAAAAAGCTGCCCTTTTAAGTTATCCGATGCATCAGCTTTTACAAGGTTGTCTTGTTTTAACGCATAAAAAAAAGAACCATCAGAAGGATATACGAGTGTTAACTCGAAATCTCCGTTTGATTCTTCTTCAACTTGGCAAGATATAGCATCTACCAATAAACCTAATCCGTTGCTTTCATACGTTGTAAAACTGTTATCATAAATTCTTGGTATCACTATATCACCGCCATTCTATAATTTATTATTATTTTAGTAAAACTAGCGCCTGTTCCTATAGTCCAAGTTATATTGTTATTACCTTCTTCTAAAACAGGAAAATCACTATACATTTTCTGATTTGCATTTACTATTTTTCCAAGCGAATTAACAGTAGTTGCATTCATTTTTTCACAATCAAGTTGTATATGTCCTTCTAAGGCTTTTAAAACAACTTCTTGATTATTTATATTGATAGTTATGTCTCCTGTTGCATACACATCAATAACAGGCTTGGTTTTATATTCATCATTTTTTATTACAGTATTTTTAGTAGTTATCTCTACTGTTTTATTACTATTAGAGAATCTATAAGGCTTGCATCTGAATTGTGCCTGGAACAATCCAAAGTTTTCAATTGCTTCTTCTATGTCAACATCAGAATTATAAGTCCCTAATAGATAAAAACCCATGTCCTCACTTAATTGTATCTTTCTATTTGCTCCGTTAAGAAGGAATTTCTTTGCCCTTCTTGCTAATGCTGGAGTAGTTTCAACTTTGCTATTATTATTTACAAGCACACAACCAAGTGTTAATACAAAATCTTCATATCCATTGTCTATTGTTAGTGCTCCGTCTCTTCCTTCTATTTCAACAAACTCTAATTTTTTAGAAGGCGCAGAAAGGATATTACTTTCATACACCTTTATTCCATAATCTGTACTCGGTTTATCGTCTAAATATAAAACTATCGGGTCTTTATATTCTGTAAATTCCATTTCTACACCTCCTTATACTGTTAATACTTTTTTTCTTTTTAGATAGAATGCTAGGTCATTTGCTAGAGTTTCTATATCTATTTTATCATTTATACAAGGATTATTTATATTTATATTTATAGCATTACTTGTATTATTTTGTGTTGTTTGAGTTACAGCACCAATATTACCAGTTAATCCTTTAGCAGTACCTATTAAATCCATTGTAGTTGCATTGTTATTCATAACACCAACTACACTATTAGCTAGATTTTTAGCTTTTCCAAGCAAACTATTTTCCTCTTGATCTATCCCGACACCAATACCTTCTACTATACCAACACCGATTATATCTCGCATAATTTTACTTGGTGAATTAATCTTAAATCCAGCCTTGAATCCTTTTACTACTCCACTGGCAAAATTAGATATTTGAGTTCTAAGCCAACTTCCAGCTCCAGATATACCTCTCCATATACCTTGTACTATTTGTTTGCCTATACTTGCCATTTTGCCAGGGATAGAATTAACTCCGTTTATTATTTTATTTTTAAAATCATTAGCTGCTTTTTGACCTTGCGCTCCAAATTGCGATGCAAAGCTAATTGCTTTTGATATACAGCTAGATAAAAATGACCATACTCGCCCTGGCAATGTTGATAATGCACTTCCTACTTTACTTACAAATTGACTTCCAGCTTGTTGTGCTTTCGCAATCATTTGCGATGCCCATTGAGTTGCTTTGCTGTAAGTATTGCTTAGGAAATTCCATACCTTTCCTGGTAATTGTTGAAACCAATTTATAGTATTACTTATAAATCGACTACCAGTTTCTTGCGCTTTTGATAACATATTACTACCCCATTGAGTTACTCTGCTATATGTATCTGTAAGCCATTTACCTATCTTGGAAGGCAATTGAGAGAACCAGTTTCCTATTGAGTTAATCCACATCGGTATATTTGTAGCAAAATAGTTATATGTATTAATTCCCCAGCTAGTTATGGCTCCTAATACAAACCCTAATGCATAGCCTACTTTTCCTGGTAAGCCACTTAACCACGTACCTATTGATGATATCAAATTGCTAATCCAACTTGATGCGCTACTATATACACTATTTGCCCATTGTGTTATAGAATTCCATAACTCTGTAGCTTTTTCTGTTACTGTTATCTTTATTTGTTCCCATAGTTCTGATATTTTACTTTGAATTTGAGGGACTATTTCCATAGCTTTGCCTAATAAAAATTCACCTAGTTTTCCTATTTCTTCACCTATTACCTCTAATATTCCGACAAATAATTCTCCAATTGCTACAACTATCTGAGGCAATGCTTGTATTATTGCTTGTCCTAATGCTATTGCAAGTTGAATACCAGCTTCTATAATTAGTGGTAAATTTTCTAATATGCATCTAGCAATTTCAATAACTAATTTTACTGCAGCTTCTAGTAATGTTGGTAAATTTTCTACTAATGCAACTGCTAAGGTTGTTATAATCTGTGCTGCAGCTTCTATAATTAGTGGTAAATTTTCTAATATGATGTTAACTATAGAACTTAGTGTATTTGTTATTATATCAACTATAGCTGGTAGATTTTGACTTATGCCATTTACAAGTGCAGTTATAATGTATACTCCTGCTTCAATTACTTTTGGCAGGTTTTCGGCTATGATGTTTATTACTGTAGATACAACATTTACTATAGTTTCAATTAATGTCGGTAATGCTTGCGCTATACCTTGCATAATCATTTCAAGCAGTTTAAATCCAGCATCTAAAAATAATTTTACATTATTACTCCACATTTTTAGCCATGCTTGGATTAATTGTCCTGCTGTTTCTATTAATTTCGGTGCTACTTTCAAGATTCCAGCTACTAAGTTTGATATTATTTCGCTTGCTTTTGACTGTAAAGCTGGTAAATTCTGATTAATCCCTTGAGCTAGGTTGCTAGCTATACTTTTACCGCTTTCTAGCCATTGAGGTAATGATGATTTTACCTTATCTAATCCACTTTTAAATGTATCTGCAAATTGATCTATAACTCCTTTTATACCACCTTTTTTATATGCATTTGGAATAGTTTCTGTAAAATACTTTTCAAGTGTACCAAATACATCCTTTGCCTTTTCTTTTACCGATTGCCAAGCATTATTTACAGTAGTCCTAAATGTTTCATTTGTCTTATAAAGGTGAATAAGTCCAGCGGTTACTGCAGCAATAGGTATCGCAAAAGCAAAAAATGTTGAGGTAGCAGTTCCTATCATTGTGACAACTCCGCCGATCATAGTCCAAGCACCATTGAGGGCAACCATCCAACCATTCCATAATCCAGCACCCATAGAAAGAGGTAATAACAATAATGTCATTGCTGGTGCTAACAAGGCAACTACACTAGCTACTTTTGCGATTATTGGATGTGCCTCATTGAATTTTGTAACCCAGTCAGCTATAACACCAACAACTTTCATGCCTACTTCTAAAACTTGCCCTGCAGTTTCTATCAAAGGTTCGAATGCTTTTGCTAACTTGTTTTTTGTAGTATCCCATAGCTTTTGCAATCCTTCATCTGCTTGCATAGCCGCACTAAATAAAGTTCCATATGCGGTAATTGCAGCAACTCCTACAATTGGAATTGCAAGTCCAAGATTGGCAGTACCAGTAGTCAAACTTCTCATTAACAATCCGTATCTCGTCATATCTCCTTGTGCAAGTCTTACTGCTACTTTCTGAGCTGAATATCTCTTTATAACTCCTTCAACTCTACCGCCTAACGTTCTATATCCTGCAGATAGACGATTTAGTGGCGAAACTCCTAAATTCATCGCTTCACTTAATAATCGGAATTGTCCTGGAGTTGATGCTGGCAATAACATTTCTGGTCTAATTCCATGTGCCTGTAAACCTTGCATACGTTGTGTAAGAATTTGAGTTTGGTCTCCCATTAAACTAGTCATTCTCGCATTAAGTCGTATACTATTAGCTTGTCTTTGAAGTTGCCCCTCTGTAAGTCCTAATTGACTTCTCATGTAGACTTGCCTAAATGTATTATCATCTAGACTTAATGCAAATTCTGTCATCGCATTTCTTGCTTGCATAGCTTCTCTAGAATAACTTCCGTAAGTTCTCGATGCTCTTCTTTGTTCATTTCTAAGTCTATACATTTCTTGATAGGCCTCTCGTGTGGCTTGTGGCACTTCTCCACCAAGTTGATATTCTAATCTCTGCATTTGCCTTTCGAATCTCTGTGCTTCTCGAGTTGTTCTACTGAATTCATCTCTTGTTCTAGATGTCGAACTTGCAATATCATCAAAAGCATCACTCGTACTACTACTTACCTGTCTAACACCATCAAAAGCACTTCTAGCTCTACTAGCTGAATCACTCGTGTTTCGTAATGCATCACTTGCTCCATTTGTAGCTTGTTGTGTATTTCTTAATGTATCACCCATAGAATTAGAACTATTTTCAAACTCCCTTAAACTCTCTCTAGCATCATCTAATGCATTATTCCAGTTATGAATATCGAGATTTAGATACCCTGTTGCTGTCCCTAAGTTTGTATCTGACATTATTTACCCTCCTCTCTTTGTTTTTTCCATGCTTCTGATATAAATGTTTTTTTCTTTCCTGTTTCTTGGTCTATTAGATCTTCACTCCATCGTGGTTTTTTCTTTTCTTCAAGTTGGCTTGATATATACATACAGGCTTCATCGAAACAAAAAGCCACGTACTCATCTTTTATTCTTGCTATTTCACTTGGTAATCTTCTATATTTCTCCGACTGATTGATTATTCTCAATACGTTCTTGCTCTTTACGAAAGCTTTTTAGCCCGTCAATTCCAGCTTGAACATAAGTAAGAATTGTTGTTTTCATTTCTAGTGGTAGCGTTATACCTATTTCTTTTATTTCTTTATAGCTTGGATTTACTAATGTTTCTTCACATAAAAACTCTAATAGCTCTCCTAACTGTTTTAAAGCTGTAACATCTCCTTCTATAGTTGCTTTGTTTACAGTTTCAGTTTTCCCGTTAAATACTTCTGCTGCTTCTTGTAAAAGAGTATTAGGTATTTTACCTTCTGTTATAAAAGCTAGCATATCTGGTCTTTTTAGCTCAGCTATAAGTTCTGTTCCATCTTCAAACTTACCTAAACTTACTATCTGAGTTTGTTTTACTCTTTTTAATTTTTCTAAACTTGTTACTTGTAAATTTTCCATTATCTATTTCCTTTCATAATAAAAACCCCTCTAAAATTATTTAGAGAGGTCTATTTCATCTATAACATTATTTTCTTCTACAATCTTATTTTCTTCTATATCATTTGTTCATTCTGATACTGTATCATTTGGTAAAGCAGTTACTTTTTCTATTGTATAAGGTGCAGTTCCTTTCTCTGGTCTTGATTGAATAGTATATTCATTTGAATAATATTCACCATCTTTAAAACTTAAAGGCACTGATTTTCCTTTACAACTTGGGAATGTCACTTTTGAAAAGTTTCCAGTGTCTCCATCTGTTCCTACTTCTGCAGAATAAACTTCAACATCAAACGATGTTTTTGATGCATTTTGTCCTACTGGTGGCGCTGTATATTTTTTAAAAGTTTTTCCATCTGTATCGTATTCGATAGTACCTCCTTGAATAACTTTAAGAAGCTCAGGACACATTACATTGTCTTTGCAAGTTAAGTCATAACCAAGTACAGTATCTTTAGCTTCTCTATTTGCATATATTTCACCCTTTAGCTTAAGAGTTTGTTCTTCGCCTTCTGAAACCACTTCTTCTGTTGAAATTTCATCAGAAGTTTTGAAACTAAAAATATCAGTTTCAGTTACAACTCTAACCAATGATACATCTGATAGTGGCATTTGATTTATCTTTTTTACTGTAGCTGCCATATTTATCTACCTCCTTCTCTATATACATATCTGAAATACGAAAGTTTTGTATAATATGCTTTCATATCATTATCAATTTCTATTGCATACTTATCATAATTTTTTCTTAGTTTGCCGAATTTTTTTATTGTATTTTCAACTTGTTTTATATAATCCTCAACCTTTGAGTATTCATTAAAAGGATAAAATACCCATAACTCTATGCTTTCTTTTTTTAGATTCTTACTACTTGAAGTATCTTCTGTTCCAGCTTCATAAATCAATACAAATGGGTCTGTGCAAATTTTATCCTGTTGTCCAAGTGAGTACACTTTTAATCCGCCAGTTCTAAGAAATCTATATAAATCCTGAAACATTAACCTCACCTACCTTAGAAGTATACTTAGTCCAGACATAACCTGTGGACCTATTTCATTTATTGTTGGCATTATAATTGGATAAGGTCTTGTACCAGGGTGATTGACTTTTTTAACAGGATGACTAGCTCCTTGCCAATACAACCAAGGATTCCCTGTTATAACATGTGGTGATGTTCCTTTTTCTAGATATATCCCATAATTAACTCCGTGTGATAATGCAATACTTAATACATTCTCGTTTTTCCATTCCCATGATGCATTAAGTCTATTTCTAGCATCATGTGTCCTATCTGTCCAAGGTTTATTTACTCTTGCGTGATTTTGAAGTTTTGTAGCTGAGCTATTAGCATATATTTCAAGCGCTGCTTTTGTTCTATTTCTTTTTTGTTCTAACATATCCATTAACTCGTCAATATTCATGCTAAAATTACTCATCGTAGCTCACCTCTTGTAATCTCATATCCGCATAAATATCCATTTTATTTACATTTCCAATATCTTTAATTTGATATTTATAGCCATTTATATATATATAGTCATCTTTCTGTATAAGCTTCGCAGTCTCATCGTATACAACTAAAAAATATATACTTTTTTCTTTTATTACCTCTGCTTTATTTTGCAATGTTATACTTTGGCCATACTGATTATTTGATTCATGATATAAGCCTTCTATTTCACATACTAATTCAAGTAAGTCTGACTTTTCTCCAAAATCATTTGTGTAAGCTCGCTTAACCACTCCTAAAGAAGGGAGCTTTTTTATTGCTTTTTCAACTTTCGATTTGATTTTTTCTTTATTTATCATAAGATCTTACTTCCATTCGGTCTGTATTTTTTAGCAAGCCTTAACCAGTATTCTTTATTGTTCGGCAAGCTTAATCCCCCTGGTAAGGCAATACTATCATCTTCTGCTTTGGCTAGAAGGCATTCATAAGCAGTTTTATTTATGTCATAGTTATTTTTTTCTGCGTAAAATTGGAGTTGTTCATCGCTAAAAAAGGGAGAATCACTCTCCCTTAAAATTAGCTTTAGCATTTCTAAATCATCCATCTAAATCACGTCCTATTATTTTTTAGATTTAAATTTAGCTAAAACAACTTTAGCTGCATTTGATAAGACTGCAGTATAGTGTTTGTCAGCAGATATATCAGTTTTTCTTGCTAAAGATACTCTATCTGTTTCTACATTTGTATCTCTTTTTAAATATACAGTTAAAGCAGCAGTATCTTCTTCTGTTTCAGCATCATTATTAAGTTTTATAATTGGATTAAAGTATACTGGAGTAGTTGATTTTAATACATAATCATCTACTTTAGCATTTGGCAATGTAGCTTGTATTGTTGATAAATTACTAGATATTACTTGCTCTGCATTAGATGTTCCACTTTCACAGAAAGAATACCATTCATTTACTAATTTAGCTTTTTTAGTTGCTACAATTCTACAATTAGCTATTTTACCTATTTCCCCATTCATAACCACTTGACCAGTATATTTGTCTGCAGATATAAAATTAGCATCTTTTCTTAATTGTGTAACTTGTTTAGGATTTACAAACATAACTTTTTCTGTATTTAACTCTTCATCAAATACATCTACTGCATCAACTATTCCGTCATAATTTATAGTTCCGCTTGAACCATCATAAATTAATTGTGCATTAAATAAAGCATCTATTGCATCGTTATCTACTTTAGAAGCTATTGATTTTGCTATTTGATTATTTGTTTCTCCTACAGGATTGCCATATCCTGATAATACTGCTTCGTCTGTTAGTTCTCAATTTGTTATCCTATAGGCTTTTTATCCTATAGTTCTTATAGTTTCCTATAAGTTCAGCATATATTTTCACCTTCAACTTTACTTGCTAAGGTGTTAACCACTCGTGGGAATATTTTATTCTATACTTTTTTCAATAAAAAAGCATAGGTTCAATTCCTATGCGTTACGGTGACTAAGACTTTTTAACTTCTTAGTTTACCTCGGTATTAGCATAGCAATTTTAATATAAATTGCTTTAGCCTCTCTTTATAATTAATTAAATAAATCTAAAATGTTTATTACCAGTCGACTTTCTTTTACCTTTACAAACAGCACTAATATTTGAAGCATCTAGGTTTAGTTTTTTTGAACATTCGGTTATACTATCAAATATTTCCCCAGTTTCAATGCATTCTACTTTTTTAGTTCCCATTTTACAAAAAGTATTGCCTTTTTTAAAAGAAGTTTCATTTGCACCTAAACCTTTAGTACCTTTTCCATAAGTTATATTTTCACCATTTTCAACTGTGTTATATTTTTTAATATAATATGTTTCTAATTCATTAGCTTTATCTAAATCAGTAGTTTCTTCTAATAAATGTATTGTATAATATTTTCTATTTTCAAATCTTCTTTTATGTTCACTTAATCTAACACTTAATTCTCTGTTTGTTTGACCTACATAAACAATTTCATCTAATTCATTTTTAAGACAGTATATTCTATATATCATAAATATATTTCATTCCTTTCTTAATTTATTAATTATATATCTGTTAAACAGACCGATTTTGGTTAATTTATTACTTCTTTATTTCTAAAGAAGACGGCAGAATTAATTTACCGCTTTCATAGCTTTTTTTACTGTAGCAGTTGTTGAAGTAGTAGTTAATTTTACTGTTTCTGCTGCAACACCTTCTGCTACATCTACTGCATCTCCTATATCATTTACATTCATACAAGGTCGTTAATCTTGTATCGTTCTCTTATGAACTGCTATATATTACTATATAGATTAGACTATATCATCAACTCCTTGAGTTGCCCTCCATTTCCACCCACTTGGGTGTACGCCTTTCGGCTAGTCGTTGAACGTTATTCATTAAATATATATTTAATGAATCTTCGCTGCTGATTGTCCTAAAGTGAGATGAACTCTTTAGGAGTTTCCAGCAATTAAAAGGGTTTGCAATACATATCACTATGTAAAGGCGCATATAGTTTACGCATATTGTGGAACTGTTATAGTATTTCCTGGTTGCCCTACTAATGTAGTATCTATTTTAGCAAATGGTGTAACCACTAATTTTTTTTCTATTTTGGCTGAAATCATATCTGCCATTACTTCTGGATTTATTAAATCTGCAATTTTTGTTGTTGCCATATTATCACCTTCCTATTATTTTAATTGATTATACAGTTCTTTATTAGAGTTGAATAAATCTACTCTTTCTTTATAAGTCATCTTATTAAATTGTTCTTTAGTTATTGCTCCATCGCCAACTCGTGGATGATTACCTGTTCCACCAGTATTACCTGGAGCTGGATTTGATGTATCAAATAAATATCCATCGCTTTCCTTCAATGCAGTTAATTGCCCTTCTAAGCCTTCTAATTTACCTTCATTAAATTTTATATTGTCTAAATCAAGTAAAGCTTTTAAAGCCTTAGCATTCTTACATTTATTGTCTTTTAATGCACTGTCTAATGCATAATTAAAATCCTTTTGTGCTGATTCTTTTTTCAGATTTTCTATTGTAGCTTCATGATCTTGTATTGTTTGTTGCAATGCTTCATTGTCTTTATTATTTTTCTTCAACTCTGTTATAGTTGTATTTGCAGCTTTTATTTGTTCATCTAAATCAGCCTTTTGGCCTTTTAACTTTGTATATCTTTCGTCTGCATTTTCTAAAGATGTAGTATATATTTTTTCTTCTTTCATCTTTGCAGTAATGTTATTTATTTGTTCATCTGTTAAGCTTTGTGCTTTTAATAATTCTTTAAATTCCATATTTCCTCCTATATTTACACTTTTTACAAGTCCGTTTCTTGAATATAGTTTTTAGTTTATTCTTTTACGCCTACAAACTATAAAAAGGCATAAAAATAAGGCTTTACAGCCATTTACATCTTTTCTTATACTTCTTATAGTATTTTTCATAGTAAGTTGATTTCTCACCTAACATTGCTAAGTCAAATAAGATGCTTGGACTTGTAATCCAGCCCATTTTTAATCCTATTCAGCAAACATCCAATCTTCTGCTAACATATCAGCTTGTGAAGCAAGCCAACCCATTTGAACTCCACTTGTACCAACAAATGCAATAGCTTTATTGCCTATACATTCGTGTTCACAGTTAACGATATCCCCTTTAGCTGATTTATAACTAATATTTGATGCTAATTCTATGTATTGAGATTTACCATTCCAACCTTGTCTACATACTTTTAATCCACGTTTTAGGTATTTTATAGCTTCACCAAAGTTAAAAGTAGGAGTACCACCTAATAAAGTACAGTTTTCATTATCAGCAATTACCCATTCATCAGATAAAACATTACTTAGAGTATATTCAACTCTTTGTGTTTCTCTTATGTCTAATATAGAGCCTTGTCCTTTATCTGCATCTTTTGGTCTACAGTGCATCATAATAGTTTGCTTAGTGTCATCCCAACACCAATAACCACCCCATGAAGGTAGTTTGACTTTGTTCCCTTTTTTCATTTCTTCTAATGCTTGTTTAAAATTCATTTATTATCCTCCTAACAACAATTTCTACATCTTATAAAATTCGGCTTTCTGTTTATTACTTGAGATTTCAACTTGAAAGCTTTTCTCCATTCTTGTTTGATTTCTTTGTTAGCTTTAGTTCTTATTTGATTATTTATAGAATTTGCATCTAAAAACTCTGTAATTTGATTAATAAGTTTGTTAATTTCTCTAGCAAATTTTATCAAGCTATCTTGGACTTCTTCTCTATATCCTAATACAGTTAAGGATTCTTTTAGTTTTTCTTCACACAGTTCCATTATTTATACCTCCCATGCTTCAAACCATTTATCAAGCTTTTCATTTTTTCCACCATTAGTCCAGTCTTTTAATTCTTTTGCTATATCTTCTAAATTTTCCTCTATGACTGGTAATAAGGTGCATCGTCCTAACGGTCACGGATGGTCGAGTGGAATATCCTCGACCTTAAACCTCTTTCCATTTCGTTCTTTACATAAATCGCATACATTATCATCTGTTCCACTTAGCCATTCAACTTTTTCTACAAATGGATTATGCTTAGCACTTTGCCTTGTTGCTTCTTGGTATGCATGATTTATATATGTATTTGCTAATCTATATGAATTAAATTCAACCTTGTTTTTACTTTTAGGATGAATAGTAAACTTTTCGTATTCCTTTAAATAATCTGGATTACAATAAACCTCTAAGTCTTTAGCTATCTCTTTACTACCTTTCCCACTAATAAAACCATCTGTAAGTATATCGTTTATTGTTTTTACAGTCTTGTTGTGATTGCTCCAAAGTCTGTCAGAAAGTTTTATGTTATCTCCATACATTTTGCCTGTAATAACATTGTCTAAAACTTGCTTATTCACTTTGCTAAACATATCTTCAAAGCTACTAGATAGAGGTTTACATAAATCACTGTAAAACTCTACTTGGCTTTGTGTATAGCCTTCTATGGTGTTTACTATAGCCTTTTCTATATCTTTATTAAGTCTTTTATTAAGCTTCTTATATTCCTTTTCTAGATATTTAGCAGTTTGTCTTAGATAGTCATATGTCATAGTATCTGGATTGACTAGAGCTAATCTTTTAATTAGATTATTTGCTACTCTTTTATATGCTTTTTTTATTTCTCTAGTCATTAATTTTTCTGTTTTGTTCTTTTGTCTGAAAAAATTATTCAACTGGATCACTCATTCCCGATACATAACTTTCTTCTAGCATTTCTCTTTCAAGTGCTATTTGTCTTATTTCAGCATCGGCCACATCATCTGTAACACCTTGCCATTTCTTGATGAATGTTTTTCTAGACATAGCCTGTGCATTCACTTGCTGTAAATCTAATGTCTTTTCTTCGTCCTCATCTTCTTGCAAAGGATAGTTATTTTCTACTGTAACAGTGTAATCAAGCTGCGGTAAATTTTCTATTTGATATACTTCTGTTATTTCAAGTATTGCTCTTATTAGCCATTCTAAAGCAGGTCGCCAAGCCATCATCTTCTCTTCACATCTAGTAATAAGTTGCCAGTATAGCGCCTTCATAGTTTTGCCTGATGTCATCATACCCTTTAGCTCGTCATTTGATAACATTGGTATATTTAGCATCTCATACATATCTGACTTGATACGTTTTAGAGAGTTTTCTATCTTGTCTCCATAACCAAAGTCTGTCGGTATTGTATCTAGTGTAGCTTGTTTCCCTTCTGCTGTAGGGTCTGTTGGTACGTCCCAAAATGCTCCAGGCTTTAGTTTAAATTTTTCAGATGCTTCTGGGTCTATGTCGATACCATAAATAATCCTATCCATACCTTTTCTAAGTGTGTCTACATCTTCTGAAGATAGTCTATTGTATTGAATTTGATTGTCTAGAAGCTCTTTTACATCAGATTCTCCGAACGGGTCTCCACTTAGTCCATCGTTTATTACCACATAACAAGGAATACCGCTTAATTGTAAGTCTACATCTACGTTTATAGGCTCTATTAATATCCCATTACCATTGTAGATGCCTTCGTTAAGAATACATCTACCATCTATCATTTCATACTTTTGCTTCCAAATACGTTGTTTATCTTTTTCAACTTCCTTATTTGTCTGATAGAAGAATATTATCTTTTTAAGTTCGTTAGGATTTTCCTCATCACTTTCATATATAAACTCTAGTGAAGGTAAAAACATTATCCTAATCTCTTTTGTATCTTGGTTAGCATATAATTTAATAGCAGCTCTTTTACCGATAAAGCAATCTCTAGCACCTTTTACAAGTTTTTCTGAGAATAGATTATCTTTTAATATTTTATTTAAATAAAGATTTATTTCTTCAGCTTTATCTTTATCAGCATCTGTATCATTTTTAGGTTGAATGTATAACTCTGGAGTCTTACCGAATAAAAATCTAGATTCTTCTTTTATAAGCTTCTTAATCAGATTTGTTCTTTTTTCTGTCTGTGTATAGTCTTTTCCTTCTGTCTTGTCTATAAAGTTTTCTCGACCTTCGTATATGTCATATAGTCTTAGTATATCGTTCATTTCTTGTAATACTGCCGAGCCATACAATCCAGTAAGTTCAGCAGTAACAAACTCTTGATAACTATTAAGCATCTTGTAACCTCCTTTCTATCTACTGTGATAATGTCTTTTATAATCTGCAACCTCATAGCCATCTAATGCATACCAAATAGCACTCAAAGTATGAGGGTCTATATTAAATTCATCATATATATTCTCACCTTTTTCATTTTGCTTATATGTTAGATCCTTCAATTCTTTTTTTACATTAACACATTTAGTTGAGCAATATATATGCTTAAATCTTTTTACTTTTTTAGTATTTTGAAGCCTAGAGCCTTGATATTTTTTGGCTCCTACCATTTTAAAACCTTCTTGCTGATAAAATCTAATTGTCTTGGGTTCCTATTTCATTCACATAAGGTCGTTAATCTTATGCAGTTCTCTTATGAACTTCTTATGCTCTCACATAAGTCTAGACTATATCTTCAATAAAAAAGACCTCTCGGTCTTAATTATTGCCTGGCTTTTCCACTCACTTGAGTGTACCCTACTTTCTTATTCTATCTATTTAAGATAAAATGATTTCGCTAGTCGTTGAACTTTATTTATTAAGTATAAATTTATCTAATTCTTTACTTAAATAAATCTTAGCTGCTGATTGCCCATTGTAGCATCTTTAGAATTTTTACTCTTTGGTATCTAAAGCTTTAGGGGTTTCCAGCAATTAACCAGGTTAAGTGCCTAACCATTAAGCACTATCTGCTCTTATTAACTCTTTATTTACTCTAAATTCATCTATTTCTTTAGCAGTCTTATCATCTGTCATATGATTTTTATAATATTCCCAGTAAATATACAAATCTTTATTCACATCATCTATAGCAATTCTAACTAATGCATTGTATGAAGTTTCAAATCCAAAGTCCATACCAGCTCTATAAAATCTATAAGGTATAGAACCTACTTTGGCCATAACTAAATCGTGGTCCATCATTTCAAATTGCGGTAATACTTTGGTACCATTTATACCAAATCTACCTTGTCTAGCTACTCTATATAAATCTGGGTCGTATTCTTTCATGTTATCAAGCTCTTTTATATAGTCCTGAGGTAGAAAATAATTGTCATCGCAAATGGAATGATGATAGTATGTATTATTTGTCTTGATAATTCTTTCAATATAAAGTTTTTCATCATCAAGTATTTTCTTATTATTTTCTTCATCAATAAAAAAATGCTTATAAGTCCAGTTAGCCTTTTCTATAGGGTTTTCACTAAGTATAATGTGATTACTGAGTGTAGGATGTCTTAAACGTCCTAAAAGTTCTTTAAAGCCCTCATATTTAACCTCGGAACATTCTTCAACCCATATAATAGATACACCATTGATGGATTTTAATTTAGCCGGTTTATCCATACCTTTAAAAATTATCTTGCTTCCATTAGGATATGTTACTTGCATTGGCGATGTCTTAAATTTAAGCATATCGTATATCCCCATATCTACTGCTACATCTTGTAAAAGTGAAAAGCAGCTATCTCGTATAGTGTCATATACTTCCCTTACAACTAATGCTAATCTCTTTTCTTGTAATAATTTTAGATGCAGCTTTTGGACCACATGATAACTTTTAGAGCTGCCATAACCACCAACAAGAAAATAAAATTTATAATTCCAATCTAAAACAAAATCTTCAAAGTGATCATTGCAAGTTATGTTAATTTCCATTTTTTTCACTTGCCTTATTGATTGTTATTGTTAGGTTTTTATCCTCCGATTCTTTTTCACCTTCATAAAGTGAATATCTTTTACCAAGAAGCTCAGCACATTTATTGGAATCTTTTATGGATATCTTTTTCTTAACTATTTTTGGCTCGCTTATAAAGTCACCTTTATTTACCATAACCACCACTTCTTCTTCTAATTCCTGTCGTATACCTTTTGTTAGGTATTCTAACACTTCTGTTGCATTAGCTATTCTATTTGACTGCATTTGTTGCAATTGTTCATCTATGTATTTTTTTATGTTGGCATTTGTTAGTAATTTACTGCTATTTGTTCTTGCTGTTGCATCTTTCTTACAATTAGGATAAGCTTTTTTATAACTTTCAGTAGCATTAAGTGATTCTATATAATAGTCACAAAATGCTTTCTGTTTTTCAGTTAGTTTCACTTAATACCACTCCTTTCTTATAATTTATTTAATAAATCCCTTAACTGGTTATAATAAGCATTATTTCTTGTTAATCTCATTAAGCTTTCTATTTCCCATATATTCGGTTTATCTGGCAGCCTCTTTCTAATGCATAAATCCACTATACTCTTAGCTTTCTTAAAACTTCTTATATGAGTATGATGTTTTACAAATTCTCCATTAGTGTTATGTATAATAAACCCATCACCAGCTCTATAAATTGAATACTCTTTTCTTTGAAATATTTTTCTACTCATTTAGATCAACTCTTTCTTTGCACAACAAAAGGAGCCCATGAAGGGCTCTTTTTCAAATTGAGTATGAGATTAAAATCTGTTTCTGTTGTTGTATGATAGTAATTACAATTAGCAAGTTGTAGGATTCGAACCTACATCGTTGGGGGCGATTTCCATTACTTGCACGTTGCTGAGGTTTTACCCCCAGCCATTTCCTGTCATAACTAAGCTGTTAATTATATACTTAATACTTAGGGAGGACACAAGTCTGTGCCAAGAAAAAACCAATGTTTTAAAAAAACTGTAGCAATTATACTAGTCAAATAGGTTACCAAGCTATCTGACATTCAATAAGAGTTTGTAAAGAAAACAACCTTTATATTTTCCTATAATACAAATATACTATAGTTTTCTGTCCAAAAAAGGAACTTTTACGGAAATTATGAGGTAACTTTACGGAACTTTTACGGAAATCATATAAGTGATTTTATTTTGTTTATTATATCGTTCCTCATAACTCTACATTTTTTATCACTATATCCTATTTCTTCTCCTACATCTAACCAGCTTGGTGCTTTTTTTCTATTAGAGAAATATCTAAAGCTAACAAGTCTTTTCTCTTCTTCTTTTAGCAGCTCTAGTGCATTTTCTATTTTTCTAATTTGTCTCTCTTTTTTATGTATCTTATTTTCTATTTCTATTATCTGTCTCTCTTTTGCAAGTACTTCATTTTCAACTGTATTGCTTATGTTATTTGTTTGTCCTGTTCTTTCGTCAGCATAGCTAATAGCTTTGCATCCCTTATAATCTATCTCTAAATATTCTAAATCTATTTTTAGACTGTTTAACTCTATTTTCATAGAATTATAATTGTATAACTTACCTTCTGCATCTGAAAATGTTTTATCTTTTTCTATTGTTTTACTAGCCATGCTCCCACACTCCTGTTATAATATTATTAAGGAATTTGTCGGAATGTGAAAGCATTCCTTTTTTTATGTCAATTATTTGTATCTTACATATATAACTTACTCACTATCCATGCACCAATAACCACTATAATTATTGCATCTGCTATTGCTCTATTCATATTCTTCTATCTCCCAATCTTCTGGACTATTATGGTATAACGGACATATATCAAGACTAGGCAGTAATTCCAATACTATGCATTGTCCATCTTCGCATTCATCATATCTACTACATTCTTTTTTTATTGTTAGTAATGCTTTTTTTATTGATTCTTTTCTATCTTCCATTATTCTTCCTCCAATAAGTTTTTATTCTCGTATATATTTCCTATAACTGTACCAAATTCAACTTGGGCATCACATATCAATTCTTCATCTCCATCTGCATAATAATCAAAATAGCAAACAAAGAATGCTCCTCGTTTATATACTATTTTTCCTATATGTTCCCACGTTGAACCTATTTCTCTATCGTCTACTCCTTCTAATCTTATTATATCTCCCTCATATATTTCTTTGCCGTTAGCATCTTTATAACCTGTATATTGTCCAGCACTTTCCTTATAAACAAAATCTCCAATTCCCATATCATCGCTTATCCCATGTTTATTATTATATTTTGATAAGTAACCATATTTCCATTTGTTTTCTTTTATACTATATCCTCTGAATTTAATTTCTCTCATTTTTTATTTTCCTCCTATCAAATGAATTGTATTGTTTTGCTTATGATGATCATATATAGTAACATCTTTTCTTTTTATTTCTATAACCATGTTATATGTGTATCTATATTGTATTGAGGATAACTCAAATTTGATTATCTCTAATTTTTTAGCTTCAATTTGTCTTTTCATAAATTCAATATCTATATCTTTTATTTTTACTCCTGGTACATATATTGGTAATATTATTTTTCTATAATTATGATTTTTCATAGCATTAATAATCGGATTTACTACTCTCTCTTTATACATTGTCTTTATAGCTTCTTCTCTATATGTATACTCTTGTATTTCTTCATCTTCATCTAACATAGTCAATATTACATTTCTTACCCTCTCTGGTCTTAAATTGCAGTTCTTGCAATTAAAAACTAATAATGCACTTCCTCTTAAAATTCTTATAAAGTTATCACATCTACAATCACATTCTTTATGCCAGATGCCCTTTTTTATCTTTATTCTTTTATTCATATAGTCCCTCCAATTCCTTTTCAGCTAATTTAATTGCTTCTAATATGCTATATCCCTTTTCCATGTATTTCTTAGCCAGTTCGACTAATTCTTTGTATCTTGCTAATATCAAGCTATCACTCCCTTATAAATCTAATAGTACTTTAAAAATAGCCTCAAATATTGTAGTTGGTATGCTATTTCCAGCTTGTTTATATAATGCTCTTTTGCTATTCACTTTAGCTGCGTTATTATAATCTTCATCAGAATAGCCTTGTAATCTCCAGCACTCTCTATCTGTAAGAAATCTGTACTTATTATTTCCTAGATCAATAACTTGTGCTGGGCATCTATCTTGTCTTTCAGTAATGGTATAGGCAAAATCTTTTATAACAGTTGTTCTTTTTATCGTGCCTGCTTTACCTATACCTCTTAAAATGCTTGGTTGAGTTACTGTATACTCTTCACTAACTTCATCTTCTAAAAAGTCTGATAGTGGTCTTAATTGTTTTCTTTGTAGTTCCATGAAATTAAAATATGTTCCATCTAAACAACTTATAGTAAACACTCTATCTCTATTTTGAGGTAATCCAAAATCCATAGCATTTAATATTTCAAATGAATTTGTATAACCTAGTTTTTGCATTTCTTCCAAATATCGATTAAAGTTTTTTATCATATGCTTTGATAAAACATTTTTTACATTCTCCCAAATAACTACTCTAGGCTTCCATATCCCCATTTGCTTTATTATATTAATCGTTTCCCACATTAAGCTTGATTCTGTTCCACTTCCTTCATCTGCTCCTTGTTGTTTACCTGCAATACTAAAGCTCTGACAAGGTGAACCATGAATCAGTATATCTGGTTTAAGATTCCAGCCTCTTACATCTTGAGTTTTATATTCTAATTCATTTTTGAATATCTCATTATAGCTTCTAACAGCTTTTTCATCTATTTCTATGTAATCTATTGCTTTTACTGGTACTCCTAGATTTCTAAGTGCTACTCTAGGGCTTCCAATTCCTCCGAATAGCTCTAATATCTGTAACATGTTGTCACCTCCTAAAAGAATGTCAGTTTATTATATTTCACTTGAGCTCCAATCATTTTTGCTATTTCTATATTTTTATAACCTTCTGATTTCTTTATAATGATTTTTCTTATGTCATATATTTCGATTTCTATTTTTTTTAGTACTTTTAATAAATGTTCTAAATCAACTTTAGAAGTATAGTCATCTTTTTCATAAATCATAAGGTCTTTAAATGTTAAACCTTCTTCATCTTCAATATAATCATCTATTGAATTTTTGCACGTATATTCTACTTTTCTTTTTAAAGTTTTTTGTTTTGCTACATAGCAATTTATTTCACTTTTTATACAAATATAAGCATATGTACTAAATTTAGCACCTTTACTTGGATTAAATGTATTAATAGCTTTTGCTAATCCAATCATACCTTCTTCTATGTAGTTTTCTCTATCGCTTTCTGTAGTTTTTTCATAAGTAAATTCTTTGTTTATAACTGAATAAACTAATCCTAAATTTTCTTCTGCTAACTTGTTTTTTTCTTCTGTATTCAATTTCTTTATATCCTCCTATATAAAACTTAGTTGTTCATAATCAACTTGTTTTATTTCTTCCTGTTTAAAATTTTCTACTGGATCTAAATATTTTACCTTGCCACATTCATAACTGCATTTGTTATCGCAGTCTTTGCAGCATTGTCGTTTGCATATATTATTTAAATCCAGTTCTATATCACTTTCTATCTGTTCAAATAACATTAATTCTTTTACTGCATCCATTCTTGGGCATCCTAGAGTTGTTAGGTTTTCACATTCAAATTCCATTGTTATATACCTATTTTTTTATTTTCTCTATTCTCTTTTATTCTTTCAAGCTGTCTTTCAAGTTTATCGTCAATATCTTCTATAGCTGCTTCAAATATATCATCATCTAGTTCTGTTAATTGATTAAGCATAATCCAAACATCTGCTACTTCCTCTGCTACATGATATATAAGCCCAAGTACATCAGGATTGTCTCCTCTTTTCCATTTCATAATAGCTTGAATTAATTCAGAACATTCTTCTACTGTTTGGTCTAGTTGTTTTTCTAATCCATAATGATTAGCTATTTCTTTTATGGAACTTTCCTTAAATTCATCTATTTGTATCACTTTTTCACTCTCCTTTATATATTTAAATATCTTTTAATAACTTGTATAGCTTCTTCGCAACTATAACACACTTTTACTTCATATCCTTGCTCCATTAATGCTCTAATCCATTTCTTTTGATTATCTGTGCATTTATTTCTACCTACCTTCATTTCAAGAAATAATGCATGTTTATTATTTCTTGGAACGAATAAACCTAAATCGGGGAATCCTGCTTTAAGTCCCATTCTTTTTAATTCTGCTCCATATCTTTTACTTCTCTTTCCTTCATTCGGAACATGCATAAGCATTTTTAACTCTGGATATTTCTTTTCTTGCCATTTTGCCCACTCTATAAGGCTCTTTTGCTCTTGCGCTTCTGTTGTCTTAGGTTTATTTGTTTTGCCTTTATCTGCTCTCTTAATTCCTTCTAGCGCCGTTAAATCTGTATACCCTTCTGCATTTTTATTTAGCTGATATCTCTCCATATTCCCTCCTATTTTGCTGTTCTATATGGCTCTAACATTGTTACTAATTTATGTACTAATATTTCTTTGTCTTTTGTTATTTTCGCCTCACTGTTTATCGCTGGTCCTCTTTTTTCTTCTGCACGATATTCTTCTCTACAAGTATCACTACAAAATCTTTGATTTGCTCTATTACTTGTATATTCTTTGCCGCAATGCTCACATATTTTTTTATTAGCATTTTTTATAAAATTTATTTCCCATGTATTTTTATATGGAGTGTCTTGTCTTATAGCTGATGCTACAGCTCCAGCGTATATTTTCTTGCCATATACACCTGTAAGATACTTCGCTACTGCATTTTGGCCTGTAAATTCTAATACTTCTCCAGTTTTTATATTTTTCACTTCGATTATATTTTTTTCCATTACTATTCACCCCTTTTCTTTACTTCTTTTGTTTCTAGTGATTTCAAATAGACTTGCAACTCCTCAGGACTTAGTTTGTATTCTTTTACTTTGCTGCATTTTTTCTCGCTTTCGTAATTGCCCTTTAGGACTATCTCTCCTGGTTGAAAATAGTAAACTCCACCTTGATTATCTCTAGTTTTAACTTGCTTTACATTCAGATTTCTCACTGATGATTTTTCTTTTCTAGTGCATCCACATGATTTTGTGTTTCCAGATTTCAAGTTGTATTCTCTGACGGATACTGTATTTCCGCAGCTACACTTACATATCCATTTTCTTCTACCACTTGATTCTTGATCTAATTCTATTACTGTAAGTTTGCCAAATACTTGTTCAGTTAGGTCTGGAATTTCTCTAACAAGTCCCATTTCTTTTACATATTTTTTTATAGTATTTTTATTTCTATTTAACTCATAAGAGATGTTTAGTATGCTTAATCCTTTATTGTATAATCTCTTTATCTTTCTCTTTTCTATATCTGATAGTCTTTTTGCCATTTGATTATCCCCTTCTGGGGGCTTGTTTAAGCCCCTGTAGTTACTTCATAGTTTTTATATGCCCCAATAAACGTCCTTGAACTTCTGCAATGGTTTTTATTTCCTCATAAGTGCTATTTTTCTTGCATTTTTCTAGTTCTAAAACAATTAGTAATTCTATTTCCTTTGGTGTTTTGCCATAAAATCCTAATTCTTTTATAAGTTTTATGGTTTTTTCGTTGTAATTTTTATACAGTTCCATCTCCGCACCCCCTATTTATTTCCTATAGGATAATACATTAATTCCTTTCCGCAGAACAGATAATATCTAGACCCTTTATCTCCATCTCGATTCTTATCCAGAATGACTTCAACTAATGTATAGCCTTTTTCTTTTTTATCTCTCATGCTTTCGACAAACTCTTCTAGTCTAGTGCCTTCATTAAAACCTGTTCTTTTCCATGCTTGCTCTAATTCCTTCTCTTCTGTAACTTCATGTATGTAAACCACTTGATTGCTATCTTGGTATATTGCCCTTGATTCTCTACAATAAGTTTCTCCATGCGGTCTATAATTTCCAGTACCTTTATCCGCTAACTGTGTTAGTTGTATTACTATCATGTTGAAATCTAATGTTATATTCTTTAATTCCCTCGACAATTCCGCTACCTGTCGTTCTCTAGAGACTTTTGTATCTGTTGGAGTTAATAGTTGTACATAATCTACTATCAGTACGTCTGGCTTATACATTCTTAGTGCCTTTTTAATTTGTGCTATCGTGCTTATACTATCGTCTATTCTCAACTTATCTGTATTCAAACTTTCCATAGTCTCTATTATTTTCTTGGTTTTGCCTGAGGATAACTCTCCACTACGATATTCTTGTCTTGTTATTCCCGCGTAACTTAGTAAAATTCTCTCTGCTACTTGCTCCTTGCTCATTTCTCTACTAACTATTAGGACTTTTTTGCCCTGTTTTAACATATTAATAGCCATTCTTAAGCTCATAGCGCTTTTACCAACTCCACTTTTAGCTCCTATAGTAAGTAATTCTTTTTTAGCTAGGCCACCTTCTGTTAGCTTGTCCACTATTTTTATTCCAGTTAATACACGTTCTATCTTTTCCCCTAACTTGTCAAACATATTTGCTATTATAGAACTCAATGCATTATCTTCATCTACTTCTTTATTTGCCTTTGTGCCAGTTTCAAAAGTGTTAATGCAAGCATTTATATTTCTCCCTGTTTGAATCCCTTCTATAAGGCTTTTAGCAAGTTCTATCGTGTCTCTTTTTTGTTTCATTTCTTTTATTTCACCAATATAAAACTCTATATTACTTGCTGTTGTAGCATATTGGTTCAAATTCGTTATATACATCATTTCAACTGTATTATCTATTTGTTCTATCTTATTTACTAAACTTATTAGATCAATCGGTGATTTTTCTTTATCCAGTAGCTTCATTGCTTTATAAATAACTCTGTTATATTCGAAATAAAAAGTTTCTTCCGATAAATCCTGTATTACTTCAAATAAGTTAGGTTCTAACAATACCATCCCGAGAACTATTCTTTCATATTCTAAATTGTATAAATAATTGTTCATAAATCCTCCTATTCCCCAGGTCCATTTATCAAGTCTAGCAAGTCTAATGATGATTCGATTTTTGTAGTTGGTTGAACTGATTCACTTGGTTGGTAGTTTTCATCTAAATAATCTATATAAGCTCCATTAAAAAATGTGCTTCCATGTTTTATATATTGCTTGTCTGTATTTTCTTTTTCTTTAGCATATCTTTTTACCGCTCTTTCTAATTCTTCTGCACTTATCTTTTCTTTTGTAAGTATTCTTTTAATGTACTTATATGCTTTAGCTTTATCTTTCTTATTAGGATATAATTTCCATATATTATCTATAACATCTAAAGAAATAACAGTATCAGTAGTATTTATACTGTTACTATTTATACTGTTACTATTTATACTGTTACTATTAGTGTCTTTGTTTTCGAGGTCTCGAATTTCGGTGTCTCGAGCTTCGGTGTCTCGAAATTGAAGACATCGAAGAATTTCTTGTCTATCTCTTTCATCCATTATGATTTCATATATATTTTTTGATTTTAAATTTCCGTTTTGAGTATTGGTTACCTTGATATATCCTGATTCCTTTAGCAGATCTAGATATTTTGTAAATCTGTTTTTACCTATATTCAGCTCTTTACACATTAAATCCCTACTTGGGTAACAAGTATATTTATTGCCTGCAAATGCAACTAGATAAGCATATATAGCCTTAGCTTCTATAGGCAATTTCTTATCTCTCATAACTAACTTAGGTAATATCCCATAACCTTCACTCAGAAAGTTATTCTTGCGATATCTAATTTCATTTTTACCTTCATCCATTCTGCTCGCCTCCTTTTATAAAATGTCAAATTTCGTATCTTTATAGTTATATTATACTATTTTTGTCTTACATTGTAAATACTTGTCTTGCAAAATAATATAATAATATTGCTTTATCTTACTTAAATATGTTAAAATGTAAATAAAAAATAAAGGTGGTGTGTTATGACAACTAAACAATTTACATTTAGAATGCCAAATGATTTAAGAGAAAAACTAGAGCAAATAGCAATTAAAGAAGATAGGACTTTATCAAATCTAATAATTAAAATTTTAAAAGATTATGTTAAAGTTAAGTCGGAGAAAGGAGAATAAACTCCTTTCTTTTTTTATTGCTCCCCAACCTAGCTACATATCCATTACTTGCTGTCCTTCTATTTGTCCGCTATCTTCTTCTATAGGTTCTTCTGTGTACTCTACATCTTGCACTGGCTCATAGTTTGTTAGTAGTTGTAATAGCTCGTCCACTTCTTCGAATTTTAAGTCTTTTAGGTCATATCCGTTACTGCTGCAGAAATATTCAAGCTTTGATGTATCTTTAGCATCTTCATGGCTATATAATCCTTTTACTTCCGCCATTGCTAATAACTTTCTCTTTTGTTCTGATGTTGCTTTGCCTATTACAACTTCTTTTTGTGGTAATTTATCTGGTACTTCTTTGATTTCGCAACTATCATATAAACCTTGTAAATCTTCTGGGAATGCTTCTCTTAAAGCAGTTACCATAGCACATTTTTTAATCATTACCATTGGCATTGTTTTCCAAGTCGATTGACTTTTAGAATATTCCTCCAAAGCTACAGATGACTTTATAGGGAACTTTCTATCGTTTCTATGAACTTCACACCATCCACCAATTAGAATATCTTTTTTAAGCTTTACAGAACCTTCTATCTCTACTAAATTTCCATCACGTTCTACTATGATTCCACTTCTCATACCTTCAAAGTGTTCATTTCTATTTGCTCTTTTTACAAATACATCTTTACCGACTACTATGTTAGCTGGGCTTGTCCCAAATTTAATTAAATAAGCTTCATTTAAAAATGGATTAAGATGTTGAGCTTTACACAATTCGATAAACATTAATGTTTCTTGATCTGTTATATTTCCATTACCTCTGACTAAGTAATTTTTAACTGTATTATTGTTTAATACTTGTCCGCCGTCTAATTTGTATTCTGCAAGTGCTAGTGCATTGTCATTTACTTGTACTGCTTTAGTCATGTTATTCAACCTCCTTATTTATCTCTAATTCTTCTATATTAAGTCGTAAAGCATATAATAAACTGCTTTCGTAACTATCATGTTTTCTATTTCCTATTTGTTTTAATGTGTCTTCATAGTGTTCTTTGAATATATCTAATGTCATAAATTTTCTATTTCTTAGAGCAAATTCAGCTCCTTCTATAAATCCTAGTCTGCCTTCTGGGTCGGTAGTATTTCTGTATAGTCTAACTAGGAATAATCTTTGTTCTAGTGTTTTTATATCTGAGTTTTTTACTCCCTCAGATTGTAATTTTAACTTCATATTATCCCCCTCTTATGGTATAATTTAAGTATCTTATATTACATATAGTGTTTGATTTATAGCTATCTAGATTTGGTACCTCTAGATAGCTTATTTTGTTATGCGATAAAATCTAGGTATGCATGATCTAAGATGTCGTATAATTTTTCTGATTGTCGTTTATAAGTTTTGTATGCTTGATTGATAATAGCTTCTTTTTCTTCTGTTGGTATGTCAGTTCTTTCTGAGTTGTCTAAGAATATTTTGTAGTATGCTAAGTAGTTTTTCTTGTCTTGAGCTTCAACAAGCTCTTTTACATCTTCATAGATTTGTTTTTTACTCTTCATTTGTTATTCCCCCCTTATCTCCAGTTACATTTTGAGTTCATTAACTCTATAAGTTGCTTTACAGTCATGTTTGGATATTTATTTGCTAAGTAGTTTAGAACTTCTGGTGTACATTTCATCTAACCACCTCCTTTACACCTTCGATAACTGCATCTAATACTTGATGCATCTTTGAAATTGTGTATTCTGTGTCTCTACTTCCTGTTGATGTGTATAGAAATGTGTCTTTTGTTTTGTATTGGTCTATTCTAAGAGTTAGACTGCAAAATGGTTTGTCTATTCCTTTTAGGTGATGTAATCCTAGAAAAGCACTTATAAAGCCACTATTTTCGTTGATGTATTCAACTTTATCAAATAGCTTATTTGCTTCTTTTCTGAACTCTTGATTTGTCATTTGTTTTCCCTCCTTTATACGGCTTTCATATTTCTTCTTTTGCATTCCCCTAGTTGATAAAATATTTCTTCGTCTTTAAATAACTTATTGCATATGTCGTAAACTCTTTCTAAGTTCTCTCTAGAAGGTGTTAATGGACTTTTTACAGTTATCTTAACCCCTCCATTTTGATATATTTTTTCTTTCATATTGCACCCCCTAATAAAATATGTTGCCTAAAATTTGTCCTATTCGTGGATGCTTCTCCACCAAGCTCCAAATACGAAGCCTAAGCTAAATATGATACTTACTATTATGTATTTTGCTAACATGATGCCTCCTATCTGCTGTAATCAACTACTGTGTTATTGCCTTGTTTTCTAAGTAGTGCAAACTTGTTTTGTAACACGTGAAACATTTTAATTTCTGCTTGGTATGGAGTTATGATGCTCCATTCTTCTCTAAAACCTCTAGCTCTTAATATGTCTGATACTGCTTCTACTTCTCTTTTGAAGAAATGTTCTGTTCCTGTGTATATCGCCATATTTAGTTACCCCCTAAATTAATACTTCTTATTTACTTTTTTCGTTTTCTTCTAGTAATTTTTCAAGATCTTTTTCTTTCAGAAGTTTTTCAATGATTTTTATTTCACCTTTACCAGTTACTCTTGTTGTTCTAAATGTGAATGTTCCTCTTGCTGTTTTCTTAGTACCTTCTGATACTTCTAAATAACCTCTTTCAACTGCATATTGAGTAGCTTCTGTTGAGTTTTTACATACCCAGCCCCAACTTCTCAGTCTTTCATATAATCTTCTTTCTCCTATAAGTATCTTGCTATTTGATTTTGAGATTGCTTTAGCAGTTTCTCTAACTAATTTTGTGTTTTGTGATATAGATATTTGAGTTATCACTCTGTCTTTTTCTGCAATTTCTTTTTTAGCATCTTCCAGTAATTTGTTTTTATTGTCTATTGTCTTTTGCGCTACTATTAAAGCTTTAGCCATTATTGTTTCATCATCTTCGTCTTCATCGTGTGGTATGTAGCCACCAGTTTTTCTAATTTGTTTTAATATTTCTTTTACTTTCTTTTTGAATTGTTTTGCTATTGGTTTTCTACTTTGCATTAATACCTCGTAAAGTCCATCTTCTGTTAAAAATAAGGCAGTATAACTATTAGTTAGAGTGCTTAATTGATGTCTTGCGACTTCTGCATCGTCTAAATCAGCATCTTTAACCATTTTGCTAGGATTGCTATGTTCTATCCAATTCGCTACATCTTTAGCTAAAAACAATGGATTTTCTTCTGTTCCATAAATTTTAAAATCTTGTCCCAAAACTTCTTGATTATAAATTACTTGTAATTCTTTCATATTAAATTACCTCCTTTTATTGTTTTCTTATTGTTTTAGCTTTTTCTGTATTCATAAAACCGACTAATAACATATATCCTTGTTCGGATAATAAATAAATATTCTTAGCTCTGTTTAAAGCATTTTGAGTATATAATCCGTTATGGAGAATCTCCATCTCGAAATCTGAATTCCCTTTTAAGTCTAATAAATCAACACCTGTTTCAAACTCGTCTATATGTTCATTTATTTTTCTGTTAATTTCTGATAATTCGGTTTCATGTATTTCAGCTATTGTTTTAGCTAATACAACCTTTTGACCTTCACCAAAGCCACCTTCAACTACTGGTATTTCTTTTCCCATAAATTCTTGTGTACCTTTTATATCTATTGAGTGTATTTTGAATTCTTCTGTTTCTTGTTCTACTTTTACTTTTGCCTTTTGTTGGTATTTTTCAACGTGGTAGCTATTTCTACAAGCTGCACTACAATATTTTTTATTTTCTCTGTTTGTTTCAAACTCTTTTCCACAGTATTCACATACTTTTTTGTATTTCTTTGTTGGTTTTACTGTTTTATTTACAAAATTTATTCCTTCCACTATTTTGTTTATTTCTTTTGTGTATTCCATATTTAATCCTCCTAATTATAAAAATCTGATTTTGTAACTTCGTTAACTGGTAATCCTAACTCTAATTGCTTGTTATGATCTTTTATTAATCCATCTTTTATAAGAAGTAATCTAAAGGTTTCTTTACCTCTAGGAGTTATAAGTGTTTGTGTGTCGCTATGTCCCCAAGCAGTTGTAAATTCTTTTAATTCAAAGTACTTCATCTTATTTGCATAAGGTTTAATTTTTCTTTTTTTATCTCTGTAGCATAAATTCTTTTGAATTAACCACTCTGTAAAAGTTCTTTCTTTTATTCCTAATTCTTTAGCAGTATCTCTTATATTTGTAAGTAAGTTGTTATCTACTAAAGCATCAAAATACTCTGCCTTTGGAGCCATTTCTCCTATAACTTCGGACTGTTTTTCTATGACTTTTGTTTGTTGTTGATTTTCTAATTGCAGTCTTTCATTTTCTTCGACTTGTACTAGTAAATGTTGCAATGCTTCTTTATATGTAGTTGGAACTTTTGGTTGTTGTTCTTTTATGTACTGTTCCATTTTATTGAACTTATTAACATATCTTGCTGTAAATAATATTCCTTTTTCACCAGTAAGTTTATTAGCTAACATTTCGCAACCCATTTTTGTACATTCATAACACTTATTAGATTTACCGTTACTTGCTTTATATTCACTTTCTATAAAATATTCATTCACCACAAAACTGTGGTCTATTAAAACTGGGATTATACCTACAACATCTTTGTTACCTTCAATCATTCTAAGTACTTCCCAATGTTCTTTTTCCATCATCTTAGCTACTTCTCTTGATGATATAGTTTGTACTAAGTTATTCATTTTGTTTATGTAATCCATTTTTAATCTCCCTTCCAGTTTTGTTTGTATTTTTTTATTAAACTCCAATACTACTTGTAAGAATTATTAAAAAAAATATCCTCTATGGAACATCCAAATATATCTGCTAATTTTTTAGCAGTATCAAGTGGCGGTTTAGCAGTCCCTAATTCATAGCAAGAAAAAGTTTGTTGCGAAACTCCTATTTTTTGAGCTATAAAACTTTGTTTTAAATTTCTTTCTTGTCTATACTTTTTTAGCTTATTCATATTCTCACCTACTTTTTTAAAATACCTCTTGTATTTTTTTATTTTTTACCAATACTATTTGTATCTTTAACTAAAGTATATACAAATGTGATTGGTATGTCAACTTTTTTTTCTAACTTTGTTTGTATTTTCATGAAACACTTGAAAAATACAAGGATTTCGAGTAAAAATGTAGTATATATAAATATGAATTGTTTTAAACATATTTTAAAAAAATAATCAATATAATAAGGATTAAAAAAGGGACGCAGCAAAGGATAACCAGGAGGAATAAACCATGAATGAATTGTTACCAAAGAGATTAAGAGAGTTAAGGAAGGAAAATAAATATACTCAAGAAGAAATGGCAAAAAAATTAGGAATAAGCACTAGTGCATATGGATTTTATGAACAAGGGAAAATAATACCTGATACTTTAAAAGTGTTAGAAATGGCAAAGATGTTTGATGTTACAACAGATTATTTATTGGGGCTTGTAGATAATAAAAAACCATTGGAAGATATTTCAGAAAAGCAAATGGAAGCATTAAAATTATCTGAACAGCTAACAGATGAACAGTTTAAATCTATTATAGAAATGGTTTTAATTCTACATATAAAGGTAAAATATGTTAATATATGCTACAATTTAAGAAAAAATGAAAACTAAAGAGGGGGATAATTATGGGATTATTTAAATCTAAAAAAGATAAATCTAATGAAAGACAAGTTATAACTTCTAAAAAAGTTTATAATTTAAAATCAAACGGTAAATATGAGATTGTTTTAGAAGGGAAATTTATTTCTATTACCGCTAAAGGAATTATGAATTCAATAAATAAAGGATTTACAGGTAC